AGCTTTATTAACTCCTAATCTCTTATTAGTATAATCCCAAACATAAACAGTTTCACCATTGATTTGTGCCCCTTGATTGAAAAGAACCTGTCTATCACCTAAAGGTCTTATCTTTAAAATATCTGTTGTTGTTGTAACTTGACTAAACCCTGCCAAGGATACAAACATCATCATCAATAAAAGCTTTATTTTATTCTTCATCTTTAATAAGTTACTGGTTCAATTACTACATATATATCAAGAATTGCACTATTCCAACTACTTCCAATAGCTCCAGAATTTAGATATAATGTCTGAATTGCTGAAAAACTAAATGTTCTAAATATAGTGACTGTAGTTACTTCATTTGCTGCTATTACAGTATTTACAAATATATCAGATCCAAAAGCAACTGTACCTAAGTCTAAAGTAGCTGCGTTTGCAGTTTGATTATCAAATACAATATATTTTAAAGTATATCCTATTGGAATATCAAAATCTATATCTGCTGTAGTTCCTAAAAAAATAAGATTAGGCATTGGTCCTGAAGCTGACAGTAATACCCAAATAACCCCATTCCAATAAATGATATCCATATAAGCAGCTACAAGTCCAAATATAGTTCCTGCTTCTCTTGCTATATATGCATCATTTAATGTTGGCAATAACGGACCTGAATCTAAATCTCCAGCTGTCCCCTTAAATTCAAGATCAGCATCTATAATTTTAAGAAACTTCTTTGCTGCAGTATTAAGCACAGCATAATTATTGTTCATAAAATTTTCCCAATTCTGAACCGTTGTTACTCCTGAAATAGTTGATAAAGTTTCTATTACTTTTACAGCCATAATTTATTTTTTAAAAAGTTCCCTTAGATCTATCAGGTAAATTATAATATACTATTACAATACCTGTAGTAGCTGTAAGAACATCTAATTCAATCTTAAAATCCTTATGTGTAATTCCCATTCCATCCATAGATAAAGTACCTGCAGCAGTTCCACCAGTATTCATTACCCCACCAAGAGGTAAAGAATTAAAATTACCACCATCATTTGAATGTTTAGGTGTAACCTTAATAGCAGCATCAAGACCACTCCACACTATCTGTACACTCCAAGGCCTGTTACATACTACAACATTTTCTACAATAAAAGCAGATCCATCAGATACTTGGAAAACATGATTTTTATTCATAATGCATATAATTAACTATCTTAATCTCAGTTTTTATAAAAATAAAAAATTTTACACTAATAATTCTCTTTCACCTATCTTAACTTTTATTTTACTTTTTCTCCAAGGTTTTGCATCCTCATCTTTTTTAAACATAAACATCTTCTTTTCATCATCCCAAACCTGACCTGGAAAACAAGTAAATAATGAACATCTACAAAATGGATGAATTGGACCAACTGTAGCTTTCCAATCTACCACCTTTAACCCTATATTATTTCCATTTGCAACCAAATCCTTTATTTTAAATAAAATTGGTTTACTTCCTAACCCACTTGTTAAATAAAGCCTTATACAATGCCTACACGCCCCTTGATAAACTTGCTTATAAACAAATACATCTTCACCATAATCCTCCATTATTTGTGTTAAAGTACCCCAATTATAAGCTGACTGCATCTCTGTTTCAGCTATCCTACCCAAATCTCTTTGCCAATCTCCTGTCTTATGTCCAATCTGTGATACAACTTCTCTTATATTTTGTCGATTAGAAACTGCACTTTCTACAGCATCTCCAATTATCTTTTCATATTCCTTTCTATTAATAGCATTTACAACATCACCCTTTTGTTTATTGCCTAAATCTTTAATATGACCATAAGTTTTTCTTTTAGCCACAGCAAGAACAGACTTTTCTAAAGAAGTTAAAGGCTGATATTGATGCCTTTTCAAATACTCTCTTAGATCACTATAGCCCAAAATAGAAGTATTTTTCTCCCCTAACAATTGAGCTAACCTACCAAAATAAAACGATTGTGTAAAAAGAGGAAATTCAGAATATAACTGATTATGATTAATTCCAAATCTTCTTAATAATGAAATATCTTCTGGACTTAAAACATCCACTCCAACATTTCCAGCTACAAATAAGAGAGTATTTTTATCTACCTCACTTAATATTGCAGATATTTGTGCTGAATTTAATATCATGTTTTCATAAATTGAACTAACTTCTTAGTAACATCTGCTAACATCATGTTACTTTGAATAGCAAATTGAGCCTTAAACCCACCTTCATACCCATTAATTACTTTTGGATATTTAGGTGGGTCAATTACTTTTAGGCTCTTTTTTTTCTTTTTTTTTCTTATCACCTTTTTTCCTACCAATTAATGATATTATCTTCTCAGATAATTTTTCCACAACAGTAGTAATAGCTAACCAAACAGCCTTTTTTACAATTGGCATATTCCAAATCTTCTTTAAAAGTTGACCTATTGGAATAGAATTTACTGATTTATTTGGTTTTAAAACTATCATTACATAGCTAATTCAACTTTCTTTTTATTTATCTGAGCCATTACACCTGCTTTGATTAATGCTCCAAGAAGCTCAAAAAATACAGCTTCAGTAGAATCACCAATTACAGGAATATTAATAAGCTTATCAAGTGTATTTGTAAACTTATCAACTGCTAAACCAATACTATCTTCTGTTCCTTCAACTACCAAATCCTTAACCTCATCCAAAAGATTTCTTATTTCTTCTTTATGCGTATAATTCACTCTTACACCAAGCTTATTATCTAATCCTCTAAAAACAATTAAATAAGCTTTACCATCAGCTAATTCTAATATCCAACTGTCAAATTCATACGCATCATCAGCAACTTGTGCTACCCACTTTTCAAAATCACTGCTTAAAAAACCTATTTCTTCACCCATTTTTTCTAATTTTTAATTTTTTAAATTATCTTCAACATACTTATATAATAAATCCATAATTGGATTATCTTCTGATTGTTCAAACTCATTAAATGGATTATCTGCACCCTCACCTTCTCCACCTGCCATTTGATTTACAGCATCATTACTTTCTTCACCTCCATATTGATCCATTTGTTTCATTTGAAGATATACAGGATTAAGAATTGTATCCTTTTCTGGATCAAAATCTCTACCTGTCCATTTTTTAAAGCCATCTTCAAGTGATATAAAACCAGATGCAGCCTTTTTAACATCTGCTTCTAATATTGCATCTTGATCTTCCTGATTAACTCCTGTCCACTTAAATTCAAATTTATCATCTATTTCAGAGACAATATATTTATTAAGGTTTCTTTCAGCAAATCTTAATAGAGGTTTCATTCCTTTTTCTCTACTATGCTGAATTCTTTCCTTTTGTCCTTCTTGACCAAACATTCCTTGACCCTTAAGATGAAAACCTATCTCATCTGGATCAATTCTAAATACAGCACAAGCTAATATAGTAAGGAATTCATTCCATTCTTTGAATTCCATATCCTTATTACTATGTTGCATATCATTCCATTTGATTTCATCACTACCCTCAAATATAGGTACTTTATGAGCATTCCACACTCCACTAACCATCTGCCTCCATGCCATTCTAAAATCATTCATAGATTTCTGGTCCACATTTCCTTTTATCCAAAAAAATCCCTTTGGATTTGATCCCTGCTTAAAGAAATTACCATTATATTGTAATCCATACAAAATATAAGTAATAACTTGAATTAAGATTTCAAGTTCTGATGTACCATATCCATTACTATAAATACTAGAAGATCTATTTCTAACTGCAAAACATAATTCCCAGGGATAATACAATACCTGTTCCTTTGTTTTTGGATTTGTTACTACTTGATTATGCCAAACCTGACAGTAATAGGGTAAATACCCCTTTAATTCTTCATATTTGATGTTATTCTTATCATTAATAAAATTAGGATCCACTGTCTCAAGTAAACGGATTGTACTACCATCTATTTGAGAATAAGTTACTGGCCTATTACCTCTATTTCTTTCTACTTCAAAACAAGATTGATTAATAGTGAGTGAATCATCTATAAATTTAGGAATGAATTGTTCAAAATCATCTGTAATATCCCATTTACCAACCTCTCCACCACTTTCAATAAAGTTTTTTATATACTCTATTTTCTTTTTATCTCCACTAGATAATTTTTGTTCTTCTTCCTTATCAAATATAGATCTCTTCTTTTGAATAGTCCAACCTTCCTCCTGTGGATCTAAAGTAAAATTAATGAAATTATGTACCTGTTCTTTCCTTGTTGAAATTATAGCTTGAATTACAGGTACTTTAGCCATCATACGACATATTTCATATGAAGTAGACTTTAAAGTATCCTTAAATCCTAAACCAGAATATAATTCAGCTTCTGGAGCAAATATATAAGACTTTAACTCACTTTTACCTTTACTATTTGAAGATTCAAGATATTGTCTAGCCTTTAATATTTGATCAGGATCATCTGATTTTAACATAGCCTCCAATTGGAGGGACTTTTCTATAAATAATTTTTGAATATTATCATCTATAATAATTATCCCTCCCTTTGGATCTTCAGGCTGATTTCCATTAATCATATGTAATTAGCTTTTTAAGGAGCTGCAATAGAAACAGTAATTACCCAATCTTGCTCCGTTACACCATCTTCAGCTGTTACTGTATAAGTAACTGCTTCAGTAAAGTTATTATCTGTAACACCAGATGTTTGTGCAACATCTGAAATATCAGCTAATGCTAAATAATCCATTGTAAATGTAGCTACAAGAGCTGTTACTGTAGTACCATTAACAACTTCAATATCAATAGTATGAGCTCCTGTATCAATTACAACAGGTGTTACGCTTTGTTCTGGAAAACTATAAGTAAGGAAGTCTGTTTTTTCACAAGCTCCAAGTACAATATCTAATGCCTTACTTACAGCTACACCAAAAGCATCTGTTACAGTAAACGTAACTGCATGAGTTTTTACTGTATCTGCTGGAGTGCCTGTAATAGCTCCTGTAGCTGCATTAATACTTAATCCAGTAGGTAAATCAGCTACAGTATATACATAATCTCCATTTCCACCATCAGCATGAATTTGTTCTGTATAAACAGTATCATTAGTAGCTCCATCTAAAGCAACATCAGAAATAACCATTGCTACTAATGAACCCTCAGTCACAGTAGTTTCATCAGTCTCGTAAACCTTTAAAGTAAGATTACTAGAAACTCCAAAAGCAGCAGCTTCTGCTAAAGTCCACTGAGTAACTTTATCTGGAAATACATACAATGCCTGTAAAGCATCAGTAAGACCAGTTATTTCATATATTGTAAAATAATCATTACTGCCAATTATATCAGTTAAATATTCAACATTAACTGTATTGTCAGCATTTGTAAAAGCTAAAGTCTTCATTTATTATTATGTTTTTATTTATATCAGTTCTAAATTATATTCTCTATTTATTTTTTCTTCCATCCAGTAGTTTTTCCAGTATCATCAGTAACCCTTCTTTTTTCAGCAGCTTCTATTTTAGAAACTAACATTTTATACTCTGAAGATCCTTTCTTAGCTTTATTCCTACTTTCCTTTAAATCATTAACAATTTCAGATATTATTAATACTAATTCAGAATCAGTAGTAATATCTTCTTTCTTACCTGCCATTTCAGATAAATTAGTTTTACCACTAGCTACATCACCTGTAAACTTTTTCTGAGCATCTGATTGAGGTTTTTTACCACCCTTTATTCCTTCAGCTTTTTTATCTATCAAAGCCTTAACATCATTAGAATATTCCTTATTCATATGCTTATGATATGAAATTGCACCACTATTAGAAATATAAGCAATAACAGGAAGATTTGGACCTTCTTTAGGTCTAGTTTTATCATAAGCTACAGTATTATTACCTTGTTTAATAAACCCAATATCCTTAACTTCAACCTTACTAGGATCTGCCTTTTTATTCTCACTTCTAATCTCATTTGCCAAACCACCTGTAGGTTCACCATATTTGGCACCTATTCTACCAAGCTTTTTATTTTGAGCAGTATTCTTATAAACACCACCCCTAGCTTTAGTAAGATCTTTTACATACACTAAATTAATAGGTATATTATCCTTACCTAATACATTTAAAGCAGTATATCCAACAAGATTATTTAATGTGTTTACAACTCCACCTTCTTCACCTTTAACTATTTCAT